GGTCAGGACCAAAGGGCCTGAGCAGGGGCCTCACTCTTGATCGTCGTCCTCGTCACCCGGCGTAAGCAGCTGCGCATCAACGGCTTGCACTCTTGATGCCTCGCCATCCCCCGGCATTGTCAATGCCGTGACGTGCCTGAGTGCGTCAAGGTGCAGGCTCCCGACGCTGATCTGGATGGCCGGCCCGCGCTGCTCGCCGAACTGCAGCTTGTCGTACCAGCTGGCTCGCTTGTGCAGCTCGTCAGCCCGCAGCTTCGCGAGGGCGATCGAGTCGCGATCTGGGTCGGTGGAGTGGACGATCTTCGCCGCCTGCTCCACAAGAGCCGCGCCCGCTCGCGTGCGCGCTCGAGCAATCAATTCGTCGCCGCCCGGTTGCAGCTGGGCCCAACGATCGATCATGCCTCGAGTGATCGGGATGTTCATGCGAACAGTCAGCTCCTCGCTGACTTCAAGCAACGTGCGCCCGTCCTCGACCTGCTCGGACAACCACTCGATACCGCCCAGCTGCTCCATCGCGTCACGCAGGGCCTTGTATCGCTGCTTGCCTGCCATCCACCCTCGCGACGAACGATTGGCCGTCTGCCAGCCTGCCAGACCACTCCACGGTCAGCCGGGCTGGCTGACTGCATCACTGCGAGCGTCGCGGGCTGGACTTTCACCAGCATCCCCGGGTTGGCTGCCCAGTGTCGTGCACTTAGACCAACGCGACCCCCGACAATCCCCGGCGAGCGAGACGCGGCACACCGCCGTATCACCGCTCGGTGTGCCGCTGCACCCACCACACACCAACCACGGTATGCCGACCCGCCAATCTGCACAACTGGGCAACTTCGTATCCCCCGGCGACAATACCCGTCCTGACGCACTGACACGAGAATGCGGAATTCCGGAAAGGACTATCAGAGTTGTCAATCCAATAGAAAGAGTAGAAATACAGAGTAGGAAGTTCCAATAGAACTATTCAATTCTCTCTCCAGTTGTGTCAGATCGTCAGATTGTTCACATCATCGTCAACATTTCCCCGAGTAGGACACTTCTTTGTCCAGTTCCGCGTTCCCTTTTCGTGCTGTACTGTGCCTTCGTGTTCATACTGAGCACAAACGGAGTGCGACTAAGCGCGAGGGTATTCGCTGTGATGACGGACAAAGATTGGGACGAGGCAGCAAAACTGCCGCACTGGATTGTGACCGCCGGGGTCCACATGACCCCCGTTGCCCGCACCTTCGACGGCCTCGCGAAGGCTCTCGCGGCCATGACGATGATGTCCCCTGACGGCGGTGCCACGCTGCTCGCACCGAACGTCGAAGAGACCGGCATCGCCATGGTCCTTCGTTTCCCCGCACCGGTGGTGAACATGCTGGCGCTGACGAGTGCCATTCGCGGCGTGGCGCATCAGGATTACGTGGCGATCGTCAACGCCGTGAACACGTCGACCATGGGCGCACCGAAGTTGCCGGGCGGCACCGGGAAGCACTTCATGCTGAAGCGCTGCACGAAGGCCTTCGCGGCAGCGATCGACCACCTCCGCGGAGCGCCGCAGCCCACGCCGGGGACGGCAGAATACTTCGCGTGGGTGACCCCGTTGCTGCAGGAGCTGCGATGATCGTGCTCACCCTGCCCCTCGATGCAACGAGCACCGTCTGGCCCTCGACGGTGTCCTTCGTCGTCGCGCACATCGTGGCAGTCCGCGAGTGGGACAAGAACCAAAAGCCGCAGTGCACGATCTACCTGAGCGATGGCCGAGACATCGACGTGCCATACACCCGGGCCGACATCCTGTCAACCCTCGGATGGTCTGAATCAGTGCTTGCGTAGGGCCGAGGTCGGCAACATATTTGCCGCCCTCCACGTATCATATGAGAACGGAGAATCATTCATGACGTCTCACCCACCACTCGAGCCGGACGAAGTCGCCGTGACGCTCAAAACCTGCAGCCGACTGCTCGCTCCCAAGAGCACCCCACACTACCTCGGTGCCGCCCTGCGGCTCGAGGAATGCCTGAATGCCGTGACGCCATTCGCGCAGGATGTTGCCGCCGGCGAAGGCGGTGCCATCGATCAGGATGCGTTCAAGGCGTTCACGGTGCAGCTGATGATCGCCAACGCCGAGCTGCTGACCGCACTCACGCACGACGGCGTGGTTGTCGCACCCGACAAGATGACGTGGTGCGCTCAGGTGCTGCGGCAATACGGCATCGAGTCCAGCGTCAAGCCGGACTGCTGAACGGCCCTCTAACACCGCCGGGTGTCGCCGTCAAGGGCTGACCGTCCTCACAGTCGGGTCAAAAGGCCGTTTCTCGACTTAATCGAAACGTAATGTTCAGGGCTCTTGACGCCACCATGAGAGCATTACAGATTCGTCCACGTAACGAGAACGCCACTTGACACCGATGTGAGAACGGAGACGACGATGCTGAACCTCTCGATGTACGGCCTGCCCTCCACGGGCTCCAGCGACACCCTGTCCGACGCGATGCAGTACATGAGCATCGCCGAGTTCTACGCCGACAAGGCCGCGGCCACGTCCCAGCTGGACGAGCACGAGCTCTTCAAGGGGCTCGCGGTCGAGGCGATGCGGGACAGCGGGTTGTTCAGCCCGGCGGTCGCCTCGATGCTCGTGGCGACGCGCATCTTCCGCCTCGCCCGTGAGCAGCGGATGGCCGCGTGAGCTACGTGATCGATCGGCGTCGCCCGGCGACGCGGTCCTCGCCGGCGGAGACGGACTACCTGCTCGTGTGCGACGACTGTGGTCGGTCTGAACGCACGGCGCGGTTCGACCTCGACGAGAGTGAGCAGCGCTGCGACGCCTGCCACCGGCAGTACCTGAAGGATCACGAGGACGATGTATGACACACCTGACCAAGCCGGTGTGTCGCGAGAGCCCGGCGTGGGTGCGAGATCGATCGAAGGTGCGCCCACTGATCGTTGCCCTGACTGTGAGTGGCGTGGTCCTCCGCGCCAAGGGCACTCGCAAGCGCTTCACAGTCCCGTTCGAGCAGTTGTGGGCCATCGGAGCACGCAACGCAGCCGAGGAGCTGCGAGCGCAGCGCAAAGCCCGCCGGGCAGCGCGCACACCACGCACCACACACACGAGGTCAACATGAAGTACTGGGCCGTAACTCCTGCTGGAAAGATCGAGATGCCGGATCGCCTCGCTGCCGAGCTGAGCGTGCGCATCTACACTGGGCTGATCGGCGGTGCCGGTTTCGTGGTCGAGAAGCTCGACCGCGCCATCACGGAAAACGACTCGCTGTCCTTCTTCGATGGCGGGGTCTGCAACACCGAGTGGGTGGAGATCATGGCGATCGACGGCGGTGAGGACACGCAGGAGATCGTCGAACTCGTCGACCTCGTCAACCGCCGCCTCGACGCGGCGGAGACTCTCGACATCAACGATGGATACCCCGTGAGCTCCACGGAAGACGGCAACACCGAAGCACTCGCAGTGCCCGCGGCGTAACCCCCGCGCTCCCCCTTTTTTTCGGCTGGCGTTGCCCTTGACACGACCGTGAGAGTGGCAACGCCGGCACCACACGAGATCAATGTTTGCTCGCATCCTCCGTCTGCTGAAAGACAACCCGCAGGGCTTGACCCCCACACGCATGGCGCAGGAACTGGGTCTGCGCCATCCCGCTCAACTCACCGCCATCCTGCGCGACATGCACTGGCGCAACTACGTGCGCAAGGATCGGCTGCAGGTGAGAGGGCAGGTCGTCTACACGCTCTGCGACAGAACAGAGTGGGTCAGCGACAAACAGGTGCAGCCGTGATGCGGTTGCACTCGACAAGGAGTGAACCTGCAGTGGTCGTGAATCTCGACACGTTCTTCCACGACGTGGAAGCCCGCATGAAGGCCAGTGGTATCTCGAAGGGCAAGCTCGCACTGCGGTTGGACAAGAACCGATCGCAGATCACCCGCTGGTTCCGCACGCAGTCCTGCACACTCGACTCCGCACGCATGATCGTGCGCACCATCGAAGCCATCGAACAGGAGAAGATCGCCGCATGACGTTGCCCGTCGCATTGCAGAACCCCCTCGCCGGGGATGGCCGCACCCCGATGGTGTTGCGGAAGCCGGCGTACATGAGCCCCGCCAGTGCCCGGCGGGTGTGGATGATGACGTGCGACGTGGGCGACACGTTCACTGAGCCCGCACGCCTGTTCTCCTCGAAGCCCGCCCACGCGATCTACAACTGCGCCAACGCGGTGCGCAAGACAGCCAAGGGTAAGGACCGGGTGTTCTCGATCGAGCGCACCGACTATGCCACGTTCACCATCACGAGGACCGCATGATCGAGTTCGTGCCATTCCCGAAGATTCCGCGGCTCCACCGCGACATCATCATCACCGAGAAGCTCGATGGCACCAACGCGTCGGTGCACATCGGCGAGGACCACTTTCTCGTGGGCTCGAGGAACCGGTTCATCACGCCGGGTGACGACAACTTCGGCTTCGCCGCGTGGGCCTACGCCAATGCGAAAGCACTCAGGGACGTGCTCGGCCACGGATCGCACTTCGGCGAGTGGGTGGGCCGCGGGATTCAGCGTGGCTACGGGATGCAGGATCGCATGTTTGCGCTGTTCAACACGTCGCGCTGGTCGCCCGATGTCGTGAGCGCAGTCCCGGGCCTGACGATCGTGCCGCAGTTGTACAGCGGCCCCTTCTCGGAAGAGGCGATACAGAACACGCTGCGCATGCTGCGTACGTTTGGCAGCGCGTTCATCCCCTTCATGCACCCCGAGGGCATCATCGTCTACCACACCGCAGCCGCGCACGGATTCAAGGTGACGCTGATGGGCGACGACGCACCGAAGAGCAAGGCCGCGTGAGCAAGTCGCAGCGCACCAAGGGTGCGGCGTATGAGCGTGAAGTGTGCGACGCGTTGTTCGACCTGATCCCGGCGTTGACGCCGAAGCCGAAGCGCAACATCGGGCAGGCCCGTGACGGCGGCAACGACATCACGACGATGATCGCCGGGATCAAGTTCATCATCGAGTGCAAGCGCAGGAAGACGTTGGGCACGGTGTACCAGTGGCTGAAGCAGGCCGAGGAGGCGTGCGAGAGCATCGACGAACGACCGATCGTGATTGCACGGCAAGATCAGGGGGGAAGCATCGTCATCATGACGCTCGAAGACTTCGCCCACGTCATCAACACCCTCACACGAGAGGATTGAATCATGGCACGCACGGAATACCGCCCGCTCAGGGCCCGCGTTATCGAGTACTGGGACTCGGCCCTTGGCCGGTTCGGCAACAAGCGGTTCAAGCAGGCCGTGCGTTCACCGAAGCGCGTGTACGTGCGAGCCTTCATCGATGGCGGTGAGCCGAATGCGGTCTTCACGACCCGTCGTGAAGCGCGCCAGCACGCGTCGCCGCTGGATCACATCGAGGTGTACGAGCGCGTCGATGACGTGCGCAAGCACCGGGTTTGACCATGACTGTCAAAGACTTGATTGCCGACTTGCAGAAGCACCCCGAGGACATGCAGGTCGGCATCCGCAACACGGAGAGCTCCGGCTCTCCGAAATACGAGGTCATCACGTCAGACCTCGACATTCGCGAAATCCTCGCGGAAGAGAAGAAGGTCGCGTGGTGGCAGCGCAGCCAGACGATTCTGGTACTGGTGGGCGATCACTACGGAACGAGGCCGAAATGACCTACCGTGAATACTGCCCCGCGCCGACCGACACGGGGGAGACGGGGGCGGTGCTGTCTGCGCGGGATGTGTACGACGTGATGAACGCTGAGAAGGGTGGTCGCTGGGAATGTATTGAGTCGCGATACGTCCCGCTCTGGCAGGGGCGCGCGGACAAGCTGAATGCGTTGGTCGCTCCCGCCCTCGCCGCAGCGCACGCGGCGGGACAGGCGGAGGAGCGGGCGCGGATCACAGAGCTACACCAAGCGGCGACGACCGCACTGCGAATGCTGCAAGCCATTCCGCTTGAGCATTGGTCGAATGGCAGCAAGCCGTTCGTTGGGTGGAGCGACCGAGGTTGCATGGATGAAGGCGAAGTGCGTGCGTCCATCGCAATCAGTACGCTCAAGTCCACCCTCTCCGGACCGAGCGATGGCTGATTCCGTGATCGCGCGGATGGAGGCGGCATCGTGAGCACACCACTGGAGCGGCTGCGGAGCGCGGTGATGTACGCGAACGCTCGGCCATTCACGCCGGACAACTGCTATCGGGAATTGCAGGCTGGAGACATCCGCGCGCTGCTGGCGCTGGTGGAGGCGTGCGAGGAGTTCTGCGATACGATCCGAGACAGTGACGACCCGAACGAAGTCACGGCGCAGGTGATTGACTTGCGCGCCGCCCTCGCGCGCGTGGGGCTGGCGGACTCTCACACGGAAATAGGATATGACGACCAAGCACTATGACCGCGACAACGGCTCGAACGTGCGCGCGCATGCCATCCGAGACGCTATGGGCACGGTGCAGGTATGCGCCGAGGAAGGCAACGCCATCGCGATGGTGGATCTCGCGCCCGCCGACGCCATCGCCTTCGCCCGCGACGTGCTGGCGGCGGCGGGTTCTCCTTTCGCGAATGGCGAAAAGTCCGCGATTACTGAAATCCGTAAACCGGTGTTTGACATCAACGCGGCAGTCATGCGCGATGACGACCTATCCGGCCACGACATCTACCGGACGTGTGCGAACGAACTCGACGCAGCCCTCGCCGATGATGGCAGGAAGCACGGCGACACGGCACTCGCGATGGCATACGACAGCGGGTATCAGGCCGGGCTGCTCGCGGCCAAGATCGCGATTCGCAACCTGTTGGTATTGGAGGGCGTGAGTGATGAACAGTCGTGAACGCATGATCGCACATACGGCGTGGATGGCAGCGTCGGCACCGGCATCCCCCGATGAAGTTGTGATGTCATCGGCAGCGTTCGATACGTGGGCTGCATCCGTGGCAATCTCGCCGGAACACGCCCTCGCCGCGCCGACCGACGCCCCTGCCGACGGCGCGCGGGGTGGGGAGGACGACGACTACGAGTGGGAGACGCCGCTAGCCGTGCAGAAGGCCGTCAACGCGTACCACATGCACGGCGATGCGATCCGGCTGAACGCACTGGACAAGGCGATCCGTGAGGCCCTCGCTGCCTCGCGCGCGGCGGGACGGAAGGAGCGGGAGGGGGAGATTGCAGCGACGACCGACACGGAGCCTGTGGACAAGTACGCGGTCGGCTTGTACGCGAAGTTCCGCGTCGAGCGCACCGACGGCCGCAGCGCACCGGGCCAGAAGCATGACGGGTGCCGGTATTTCGTGCTCGACCTGACACACGACCCACACGCACCCGCAGCGATGCGCGCGTATATCGAAAGCTGCCGTGCAGAGTATCCGTTGCTGGCGGCAGACCTTGAACCGTTCACCGGGCCGAGCGATGGCAAGTGAGCCGAAGGAAGTGTGGGTGGTAGTGAACCGGAACGCGCTCCCGTCCTTCGTATTCGGAGCGCGGGGCAATGCAGAGAAGCTCTGCAACATCAGAGACGAAGGCGACACCGTCGTCCGCTACATCCTGCCGACCGACACGGTGGAGGCGGGGGCGGTGTTTCACTTCACGGTGGAAGATCGTGACGAGGTAGAGCGGTACACCGCGGTGATGCCGCGTTCGACATACGCATCGCGGTTGGTGGCGGCAACGGACGTGGTGGTTCAGCGCAAGCTGATTCCCGCCCTCGCCGCAGCGCACGCGGCGGGACGGGCGGCGGGACGGGCGGAGGAGCGTGAAGACATCCGGCGCTTCGCGCAGAAGCGCATGATGGATTTCCGACTGTCGCCCAGCTGGACGCACAGCAGCAGCGAGCAGATTGCCGCCGTGCTGCTCGGAGATGACACACTCACCGGGCCGAGCGATGGCTGACCCCATCACGCTGTACACGTATCAGGAAGATGCGTACAGGTTCCTGCTTGCGCGACGCCGGGCGTATCTCGCCGACGCACCACGGCTCGGCAAGACGGACCCGACATGCAAGGCCCTGCTCTCGACTGAGAGCCGTCGTGTGCTCGTGATCTGCCCTGCCGGTGTGCAGGACGCGTGGCGGAAGCGGCTCGAGGCGTGGGGAGTGCGCGGTGCGAGGGTGTACAGCTACGACTACGCGATGGAGAACGCGGAGCAGTTGGCTCGGTGGGTTGCGGAAGAGACCTCGGTGTGTGTTCTCGATGAGGCGCACTACCTTGCGAACCGCACGGCTCGGCGGACGAAAGCCATCCTTGGCCGCGTCGGGCCTGCGCGTCTGGCAACGTACACGTGGTGCCTGAGTGGCACGCCGATGGCGAAGCATCCCGGTCAGCTCTTCCCGGTGCTTGCGTCGCTGTTCCCCGGCGTGCTGCAGCAGCTCGGCGTCACGAAGTACGACGCGTTTCTCGAGCGGTACACCGCCGGGATCAACACGACGGTGCGCGGCAAGAGCGTGTACAAGCCGATGCGGGCGAAGAACGCGGGGGAGCTGAATGCGGTGTTGTTCGAGCGCTCGGTCGGTGGGAGCGGGGAGTGGGAAGGATCGACGCGCTACTATGTCGAGCCTCCATTCCTGCGGCGCACGGGCAACGACGAGGTGGAGTGGGAGATCGTGCCGGTGCCGGGGCCCGCACACCTTGGGATGCCGGTCGATGCGATCGGCACGGTGGACGCGAACGAGGCACGGCAGCGTGCGGGCGAGGAGAAGCTGCCGGCAGTGCTCGAGGCCCTGTCGCAGAAGCTGGCGGATGGCGAGCCCCTCATCATCTTCGCGCACTATCAGGACACGCTGCAGCGGCTGGGCGCGTGGCTGCATCGAGATGGGCGAGGGTACGCGTACATCGACGGGGCAACGACCATCGAGAATCGGGCAGCGCAGGTTGCCGCATTCCAAGGTCGGCAGTGCCAAGTGTTCCTCGGCAGCATCCGAGCCTGCGCGACGGGCATCACGCTCGACGCAGCCGACGAGGTGTGGATCGTGGAGCCGGATTGGACCGCGGACGTGAACGTGCAGGCAGGACGACGTGCGGTGAGCACGATCAATAAGCGGCCAACCCGCGTGAAGATGTTCGTGCTGAAAGACAGCATCGACGAGGCGATCATCCGCCGTCACCGCCGGGAACTCGCGATGCACGGTGCGGTGCTCGATCCCGGCGTGAGTGAGGAGGCCGATGCCGAGACGTTCGCGGTGCTCGAAGTGTGGAAGCGATGACTTTCGACGAGGGCGGTGCCATGCGTGCACGATACGACAGCAGAAACGGCGACGACATCGAGACCCGACTGTGCTGCTGGTGCAGAAAGCTCGTCAACGCGCTCGTGCGTTGGGTGTGCCATGCACCATCACGGCGGAGGACGTGGTGATCCCCTCGCACTGCCCCGTCCTCGGGATTCCGCTGGTGCTCGGCAACGAACGATCGCTGGCCGGTTCACCGTCCCTTGATCGCCTCGTGCCCGAGTGGGGATACACGCCGGGGAACGTGGTGGTGGTGAGTCATCGAGCCAACATGCTGAAGAACAACGGAACTTCGCAAGAACTGCGAAGGGTGGCAGAATGGATGGAGACACGAGGACTGAGCTGATGTTTGTGAAGATCGAGACGACGTTGAACACGTCACTGCCGTTGCACCGCGAAGTACTGAAGCAGTTGTTCGTGGCGGGCAGTGTCGAGGAGCAGGAAGTGCGGGCGATTCTGCAGGGCGGCACGCCACCGGTTCCGCCACCGCCTGCCGCCGACGAGATGCCGCGCAATACCGCGCAGCTGTCGCTCTTCAAGGAGAAGGAGAACGCAAGTGGCAACTAAGGAGCAGGAACGCGTCATCGACGAGGTGCTGTACGACCTGACCTCGAAGCCGTCCTCGAGATGGGAAAGCGTACGGCAGCGGCTGATCGATCTGGTCGACGCGGCGAAGGCGGAAGGGTACGCGGAAGCGGTGGCTGATGCGCTGGACGCGGACGCAGACGGGGCGTTCTAGGTGGCCGTCGCTCACGCAGAGCGGGCGCACGCGTCACTGGGAGCCTCGAGCGCGCATCGATGGATGAACTGCCCCGGCAGTGTCGCCGCCGAAGCGGAGATGCCGCCCGAAGTTCGCCGGGAGACGGGTGCTGCAGCGGAAGGCACCGCGGCGCACGAATTGGCGGAGTGGTGTCTGCGCAACTTCTCGAGCCCGGCGTTCTACCCGAAGACGCACATCAACGGGTTCGAGATCACCGACGAGATGCGTGATGGCGTTGGGCTGTACGTGCAGACCGTGCGCGAGGTGTTCGGTGTGGCGCACCGGTCGCTCGAGATCGAGAGTCGCGTGTCACTCGAGGACTTGAATCCGCCGGTCGAGATGTATGGCACCGCGGATGCAGTGATCTACGACGCCGAGAGCAAGCGACTGACGGTGATCGATCTGAAGTACGGGGCAGGGCACTACGTGTCCGCGGAGAACAACCCGCAGCTGCTGTACTATGCGCTCGGGGCGGTGCTCAAGTACACGGCCAAGGGCTACACCATCCTCGGTGTCGAGGTGATCATCGTGCAGCCGCGGCGTCACGAGGGTGACCCGGTGCGTCGGATGCGGGCGACCGCGCGGGAGCTGGACGCGTTCTCGAAGACCCTCATCGAGGCCGCGTGGGCGACGCAGCAGAAGGACGCGGTGCGTCACGCCGGGAGTTGGTGTCGGTACTGTCGTGCACGTCCGCTGTGCCCGGCGGCGTTGGATCAGGCGCAGGAAGTCACGCGCATGTCATTCGATGTGTTGGTGCCGTCACCGCCGGCACCGACGCAGCTCACCGAGGAGCAGCTGCAGCGTGTGTTGCTGCTCGCACCGCAGGTCGAGGAGTGGATCACATCAGTCCGCGCTCATGCTGCCGAGCGGGCACGACGTGGCGACTTGCCGGGATGGAAACTTGTCGCGAAGCGTCCGACGCGGAAGTGGAAGGACGCGGAGCAGGCCGAGAAGGTGTTGGGCGGTCTGCTGTTCGAGCGATCGATCCGCAGCGTCGCGGCGGTCGAGAAGGTGGTGGGCAAGAAGCAGATGTCGCAGTACGAGGCCCTGATCACGAAGCAGTCATCGGGTGCCGTGTTGGTGCAGGACAGCGATCGTCGTCCGGCGATCACTGGTGAAGTGCAGTTCGACGTGTTGACTGAGGTCATCGAGTAATGGGCATCATCCTGAATACCCCGCTCGCGTTCCTGTCGTATCCGCATCTGGCAAAGCCGCAGGTCGACCCGAAGAAGCCGGGCGCGGCACCGAAGTTCGGCGTGGCGCTGGTCTTCACCGCCGACAAGGACGTGAGTGCGATCCGCGACGCGATCGTGAAGGTGGCGGTCGAGAAGTTCGGCACCAAGGCCGCGAAGCAGATCGAGAACGGTGCACTCGACGTGGCGTTCCGTGCGAATGCGCGACGCGACGAGTTCGAGCAGCGTGCGCCGGGTGGCTTCTACCTGAATGCGCGGACGATCCACCAGCCGACGCTGGTGTACCCGTGGCCGGATGCGGGCGACCCGAAGAAGCCTGCGCGTGTGCCACAGGACGAGATCGCGAAGGTGTTCCGTGCCGGTGCGCTGGTGCGCGGGAACATCGACGTGTACGCGTTCGACATGCCCGAGAAGAAGGGCGTGACGTTCGGCCTCAACGGTCTGCAGTTCGTCGAGAAGGGCACGCCGTGGACGGGCGCACCGGATGCGCAGGACGTGTTCGACACGTTGGCGGAAACGCCGAACTTCGACAACCTCGAAGCGGCGTGATGCTGTGCCGGGGGAAGTCCGCATCGGACTTCCCCCGAGTCGTCCCCGTGCCAATCACATGACCATTTTGAGTATTGACTTCGAGACCTACAGCGCGGTCGACCTGACCCGCGCCGGGGTCTACAAGTATGCCGCAGACCCGAGCACCGGCATCTGGTGCATGGCGTATGCGTTCGACGACGAGCCCGTGCAGCTGTGGGACGAACGAGAGCCGATCCCGGCGCGTGTCATCGAGCACCTCCACCGCAACGGCGTCTTCCGCGCATGGAACGCGCAGTTCGAGCGGGTGGTGTGGGATCACTGCTTGATGCCGATCGTCGGCATGGCCCCCGGCCAGCATTCGTGGTACTGCACGGCAGCCGAGGCGGCGGCGATGAGCCTGCCCCGGCACCTCGGCAAGGCCGCGGAAGTCCTCGGCGTCACGGCGAAGGACAGCGAGGGGGCGCAGCTGATGCGCAAGATGTCCGTCGCCGGGTACGAGCCGACCGAGGACGAGCTGCAGCGGCTGTTCGACTACTGCAAGAACGACGTGGTGGTCGAGCGCGAGATTTTCAAGAAGACGCGACGCCTCGATTCGACCGAACAGAACGTCTATTGGCTCGACCAGCGCATTAACGACCGCGGGGTTGCCATCGATAGGCCCTTGGTCATTGCAGCCCGTCGGATCGTCTCTCAGGAGGTTGCGAAGGCAGGACAGACGCTGTTCGACCTGACGAACGGTGAGGTGGGGAAGGCGACGCAAGTCCCGGCGTTGAAGCGCTGGCTCAAGGATCGCGGCATCGAGACGAAGAGCCTGAACAAGGCGACCGTGCACGAGCTGCTGACGACCGGCACGATCCCTGACGACGTGCGCGACGTGCTGCTCGCTCGACAGGACGCTGGCAAGTCGTCCGTGGCGAAGCTGGACGGGATGCTCACGGTCGCCGGCGACGACGGGGTGATGCGAGGCCTGCTGCTCTACCACGGGGCCTCTACGGGGCGCTGGGCGGGCAAGCTGGTGCAGCCGCAGAACTTTCCCCGGGGCACGGTGAAGGTCACGCCCGAGGTGCTCGACCGCATTCGTGCTGGCACCGCCAACATGGCCGAGGTCTCGAGCGCGCTGCGCGGAATGCTGATCGCCAAGCCGGGGAAGCGGCTGTACGTGGCCGACTACTCCGCGATCGAGGCGCGTGTGCTCGCGTGGGTTTCCGGTGACGCGCCAGCGCTCGAGGACTTCCGCGCCGGGCGAGACCCGTACAAGGTCATGGCGACCTACATCTTCGGGTGCACCTACGACGAGGTCACGCCAGAGCAGCGGCAGACCGGCAAGGCGGCGGTGCTCGGCCTCGGGTATCAGATGGGCGCGAAGAAGTTCGTGAGCGCGGCGTGGGACGTGTATCAGGTGCGCGTCGACCCCGAGCAGAGCCCCGGTATCGTGAAGGCCTACCGTGCGCTTCACCCGGCGGTGAAGACGTTCTGGTCTGACGTGCAGAACGCGGCCATGGACGCGGTGCGGAATCCCGGTGCGACGTTCCTCGCCGGGCGCTACGTGAAGTTCGTGATGAAGGGGCAGTTCCTCTGGTGCATCCTGCCGAGCAAGCGACCGCTCTGCTACCCGCTGCCGAAGATTGTGATGGGCATCCCGCCATGGGAGCGTGAGAAGATCGAGGCGGGCGAGATCACGGTGGCTGAGGCCGAGCGCGTCGAGCAGCTGTCGTTCGGTGCCGAGGTTGGGCCCTCGAGGCAGTGGGGCCGCGAGACGACGTACGGCGGCAAGCTGACCGAAAACATCGTGCAGGCGATCAGTCGTGACATCATGGCCGATCGTATGCGGGCAGTTGAAGCGGCTGGGTTCGAGCCGATTCTGTCGGTACACGATGAGGTGATCAGTGAGCGAGATGCGCGGGATAGCGGCCACGGAGATGAGGTGTTCAACGGGCTCTACCTCGCCGGACTAACGATGACACCAGCGTGGGCAGAGGGCCTGCCGCTGAAAGTTGAAGGGTGGCACGGCACGAGGTATCGCAAGTGATCAACGCAGCAACACTCTTCAATGCAGGCTTCACGGACCTCGTGTGCGTGATCCCGCCGGGCGCGCAGCTCAATCCCTCGAGCACGATCCTGCCGAACCAGCTCGGCAAGGTGCCCGGCATATTGCGTGCTGATGGCACGTGGACCGGCTATAATTGGCAGACGAGCGAGACCTCGCTGCAAGACTGCGTGCGATGGATGCAGCAAGGGGCGAACGTCGGACTGCGCACGGCGCGTTTCCCGGCGGTCGACATCGACGTGCTCGACGAGACGCTCTCCTCGCGCATCGAGCAGCTCGCACGAGAAGTGCTTGGCCCTGCGCCGACACGCGTCGGTCTCGCACCGAAGCGGCTCATGCTGTACCGCACCGACGCCCCGTTCTCGCGGATGCGGATGCGCATCAGCGACGGGCACACCGACGCACTGATCGAGGTGCTCGGTCGTGGACAGCAGTTCGTTGCCGCCGGGACACACCCAAGTGGGCTGACCTACTCGTGGTCGCGGAGCACGCTGAGCGTTGATGAACTGCCAGTGATCTCGCTGAAGGAGTGCGAGACGTTCTTCGATCGTGTCGGTGAGATGCTGTCCGAGCTGGGCGGCTACACGTTCACGATCGAGGGCGGCAAGACGGGCGTCGCCAGCGATGTCGATCAGTCTCGCCTGCGTGCCCCCTCGTTCGATGCGCTGGCGTCACTCGTGCAGGCATTGCCCAACTCGCATGAGACCTTCGCCGGGTACGACGAGTACATCCACGTCGGCTATGCGATCAAGGCGGCGTGCGGACCAGAGCACGAGCACGAGGGCCTGCAGTTGTTCGCCGAGTGGGCCGCCCGCTGGCAGCACCCGACGAAGCAGGGCAGTGCCGATGCCGCGGCGGGCGACTGGAAGCGGTTGCACCCACCGTTCCGTGTGGGCTGGCCGTTCCTCGTCGAGACGGCCATGCGTGTCGGTGGTGACGCGGCAACGACGATGTTCGGCGTGCTGCGTGCCGACGTGCCGAGTGAGGTGGCACGTGATCTCGAGGAGCCGCTGTACGGCACGGAGCACTGGCTCGCGTGGCGTGCGCTGCACCTGATCGGGCACAAGCTGCGGTTCGTGCCGCTGCAGGGCCGCTGGTACGTGTGGGACGGGCTGCGATGGGTGCCGGACAGTGTGCGTCTGGCAGAAGCGGAAGTGCACGGCGTGCTGATCTCAGAGTCGAAGCGCATCATGGCTGCGGCGAAGACGGACGAGGACCGCGCTGCGGCGACGAAGATGGCCCGCACGTTCCTGACAGCGCAGCGGGCGAGTAACGTGCGCAAGATTCTCGAGAGTGATCGCAACATTGCGCTGTCGGCCTCATCACTGGACACCGACTCATGGATCGTGAACACCCCCGCTGGTATTATCAACCTGCGATCCGGCACGGTAAGTCCGAACGATGCCGGATCGCTCTGCTCGAAGATCACGGCGACCGGACCATCATCCGAGCCACCCCTCAAGTGGATCAAGTTCCTGCACGAGGCCTGCGATGGGGATACGGAGATGGCGGCGTACCTGCAGAAGGTGGCTGGCTACTGTCTCACTGGCGTGACCACGGAGCAGACGATGTGGTTCGTGTGGGGGCCGGGTGGCAATGGCAAGTCGCTGTTCCTCTCGACACTGCAGGGCATCCTTGGCGACTACGCGGCGACGGCATCGATGGACACGCTGACGGCGACGCAGAGTGAGCGACACTCGACCGACATCGCCGCACTCTCTGGTGCGCGGTTCGTGGCGATGTCAGAGACCGCGAGCGGGAAGCGGTGGGATGAACAGCGGTTGACCAGCCTGACGGGCGGCGAGATGGTCACTGCGCGATTCATGCGGCAAGACAACTTCACGTTCATGCCGCAGTTCAAGTTGATCGTCGCCGGGAACCACGCGCCGGGCGTGCGCGACGTGACAGATGCGCTGCGGCGTCGGATGCGACTCGTGCCGTTCATCACGAAGCCGGCGGTGCCGAATCAGAACCTGTTCGAGGAGTTGCGCGAAGAGTGGCCGCAGATTCTCGGATGGATGGTGGAGGGCTGTCTCAAGTGGCAGGCCGAGGGGATGCAGACCCCGGCGGCGGTGAAGGCGGAGACCGCGGTGTACTTCGAGGAAGAGGACACGCTGCAGCAGTTCCTGAACGAAACGTGCGTGATCGATCCGAACGCGACGGCACTCACGGCGGAGCTGTTCGGTGCATGGCGCGAGTGGAGCAATGCGAACAACGCGTGGACGGGCGACAGTAAGCGACTGTCGACGGCGTTGCACTCGAGAGGCTTCGAGCGGTGGCGCGATCCGAAGACGGGCAAGCGGGGCTACAAGGGCCTCGGCGTGAAGAACACATTCGAGACACTGACATGAGCACGACGATTCACTGGATCGGCATCACAGGCAAGGCGGGGCACGGCAAGTCGACGTTCGCGAAGCAGCTGAAGAACGAGATTCACTTTTTCACACGTGAGTACGAGAGCAAGGAAGCGTGGATCATCCCGTTCGCGATGCAGCTCAAGCTCGACGTGGTGTCGGCGAACAACGACGTGACGTTCGAGGACGTGTTCATCGACAAGCCGTCATGGGTGCGCACGCTGCTGCAGAACTACGGTGCGATGCTGCGTGCGCGGAACATCAACGTGTGGATCGAGCGCGTCGAGAATCTGGTGCGTGCGATGGTGCACGAGTCAGACGACGATACGCCCAATCGCACCGTGTATGTGATCCTTCCCGACCTGCGCCTGGCGAACGAGTTCGAGTGGCTGCGGAAGCAGCCGAAGCACACAATCGTGCGCGTCGTCTCCACCGCCGGGGGCGCTCCGATGACGCCCAAGCAGGCCGCACACCCGAGTGAGATCGAGCAGGACGGGCAGGCGGTCGACTTCGAGCTGGTGGACGAGGCACGGGACTGGGCGGGGAAGGTGCACGCCGCCCTCTCGGGCAGGCCCCGGCGGGCGACTTTGGGGGGGGTTGACACAATTGTTAACCCTCCCTATATTCCGTTCAAGCGCACGACGAACCCCACGAACACGAGGACACGACGATGGCTCTCAAGATGCACGCTGCCCCGGCTGACAAGATCGCGAAGCTGACCACGTCCTACGGCGGCGTGCTGTACAGCCGCGACGGGCTGGTCCGCCCACTCTGCGGCTACAACTCGTGGAAGCACGCCCCGAAGATGACCGCTACGCCAGCGGACGTGACCTGCGAGCGTTGCGCCGAGCAGCTCCGCCAGATTGCCCTCGCCGCCAAGGAGAACTGAGCCATGGCGTACCTCAAGGCAGGCAAGACGATCTACGAGGCCAAGGTGCCGACTGAACACGGCCTCGTAGGTCGCACGTGCGGCACGAGCGATCGGAAGCTCGCACACCTGATTGAGGACACCGCACGCGAGCTGGCGAACCTGCACGCGTGGGATGTCCTGCAGCGTGTCCACGATCGCACCCTCACGCTGGCAGGCCTGCACGCTGCTTGGTTTCGCAGTGGCCGCAAGCTGCACGTGTTGCGCATGGCGCTCGAGGACGTGGTGGCCGCACCGCTCATCGAGCAATGGCGCGCACAGCTGGAGTCCCCGGCAAGGGGCGTCTCGCGGGATACCGCGTCGCACTACCGGGCCGCGGTGTACGCGTTCATCGAGCCCGACCTGCGCCTGTCGCAGATCACGAACGTGCGCATCAAGCGGCACCTGTCGTCGTTGAAACTGGCCGCCGGCGGCGTCCGCAAGCGTGCCGCCGGCATCGCCGACTTCTGCAACTGGCTCGTCGACCACGGGCATCTCCCGGCGTCGCCGATGATCGGGGTGAAGCTGCCGAGCCCCGCGTCTCCCCGGGTGACGTTCCTCGACACGTTCGACGTGTTCGTGCTGGCAGACGCACTGCCCCCGCTTCACCGGGAGCTCTGCCTTATCCTCGCCGGGACCGGCCTCGATCTCTCGACCGCACTCGAGCTGCGAGCTCGGGATGTCGAGGGTCACCGGGTGACCGCTCGAGGATCGAAGACGGAATGGCGGAACCGGGTGGTCACCGTGGCGACGTTCGCACGCGAAGCCCTCGCCGGGCTCCTACGTGACCGTCTGCCGGGCGATCTCCTGTTCCCGGGTATCTCACGCTGGTCGGCGAGCGATGAGCACAGGGAGGCCTGCCTGCGGCTCGCCGTCAGCTATCCGCAGTTCGCCGGCTACTGGCTCCGCGACCATCGGCACACGTGCGCCGTGCGTCTCGCTCGAGCCGGTGTGCCGATGCGCATCGTGGCGGAGCAGCTCGGGCACCGAGATGAAAGCCTCGTGGCCCGCGTCTATGGCAGGTACGCTCCAACCGAGAACGAACGCGAGCGATGGGAGCACGTAGCGTCGGTGCGCGATGCAGAGCGCCAGCCCCCCGCTCAGGCCCCCGCCACCTCGGGGTCCGACCATGTTTCCCCTGCATCAGCCTCGCTGTCCCCGGCGAGCAACCGAGACGCCTGCACTCATAATGCCGGGGTCGCGGGTTCGAGTCCCGCCCCTGCTACTGGAGAAACTGCAGGACCGGGGTAGGCTCGAAGGCTCGGGAGCCCCCCGCGGAGCCCCCCGAGCATGTACAAAAATGTCCCTCCCCTTGCCGCCAGAGCAGCTGTTGCTGCAGTGGCGATGCGCCAGTCTGAACCTTCGGTGGGTGCGGTGGCTGTTTGGGCGGGACTTCTGCGACTGGGAAGCGCACGCGCCGCGGGGGATGGTCTTCCTCGCGACCGACGCGCACCACATTGTTCTGAACGACAGCGAGCCCGATCGCTGGCGGCGGCGAATCAACGCCGTGCTCAACGCCGGGCTCGGGCCGTGCGGGGAGTTCGAGTGTGAAGTGTGCGCCGAGGATGTCGACTGGCCTGATGACGACACCCTCGGCGACTTCGAGGTCATGCAATACTAACCGGAGGAAGTATGGTCGAGTTGCTTGCTGGTGTTATCCTGTGCGGGATCGGGTACGTGGCGCTGCTGCTGATTCTCGGAGCGCTCGGAGAAGTGTGGGGTCAGATTACCGAGCACCACGCACGGCGGCGATTGCGCGGTTCGAGCGATCGAGCACGGAAGAAGTCGTGACCTTCGACGGCAGTATCTGCTTGCCGGTGAGGATGTCGCGCAGGTAGTTGTCGAAGCTGCCCTGCGTCATCGGCATTCCGAGTTGCTCCATGCCGTTTGCCATCGTGTTCTCGAACAGGTGCAGGAAGTCTCCACCCCCCGTCTTCGCGCTCGGGATCAGACCAGTGCCAACGAGTCCCGTCCACTGGGACGCTTGGAACTGGTCGCCCCGCATTCCCATCGGCTTCGCGATGCGGCCATTGATCATGTCGAGCAACGGGATGATGTCGTTCTCGTCGCTCAACGCTTCGCCGAACTTCGGCATCTCGGGGTAGTTCGACCCGAGACGCAGGCCCTGCGCCGTGCGCGTGTCAGGCACCACAGCCCACGGATGCCCGCCCACACGCCGGGACATGCTGTACATCGGCACCTTGCGTGCGTCCGTGGACCCGATGATCCCGGCGGCGTTCGCGATCGGATCAGCGACGCCCGCATCGCCGGCCCGCGACATGCGCTCCATCACCGCATCCGGCAGCATCAAGTTCGCACTGAACGCGCCCGGATTCGACGACCGAGCAGCGAAGCTGTTCAGCACTTCGCGCATGTTGGCTTGCGTGAGCGGGATGCCGTTCTGCTTCATGTGATTCACGAGCGTGCCCTTCACGAGTTCTTCCACGACGGGCGTCTGTGCAGACCCCGGCGCAGTCAACGCGTTGAACGAGTCGCCCATCTTCGGATCGAGTCCGAGGCGTTCCGCCAGCGTGCGCAGCGACAGACCGCTCGGATACCACGTCTCGCCGCCCGAGTCCCACCCACGACGTGCGATCGTTTGCTGCAGCTCGATGTTCATCGGGTTATCGAGTGCGGCCACATCCTCGGGGATGATCTGGTTGCGCAGGCCGACCTGCCCGTTGACCGGCGTCTGGTATCGGTCAGCCAGCTGTGACTGCATCGGCACCATGTCGCGCTCTTCGCGCATGAACTGACTCGCGTTCTTCCAGTTCGGATCGATCGGCGGTTCGGTCAAGTTGCGAAGGTGCTGCAGCATTCCCGAGATGCGATCGTCGCGCTGCGCGTTACTCAGTCGCGTCGGACCAAGCGACGCACGAGAGACGGGGCGCACCACGGTGCCGCCGTTCTCGACGAGCTTCTTGATCGCCGAGGTCGACGGGGTAAAGCGTTCCGGCTGCACGTCAGGCACACGATTCGGATTCGCGACTTCACTGAAGTCACTGAGATCGAACGCGGCCTTCTCGCCCGTGCCTTCCATTGCCTTCAACGCCGACGCACGATCGGGGTGCGCCTTCGTCGTCTCGAAGTACATCTCGCCGGTTTCGCCGTCGCGCCACCAGCCCATGTGCAGCTTGCCGTCCTGACGGAACAGCGGGTTCTGCTTCCACAGTTCCTGCACCATCTTCGCATCCGGCAACACGTCACGCAGGATGGGCGCAGCCTTGGTTCCCGGCGGGTTCGCGACCATCACGCCACGCGTGAGCGGCTTGCCCGTGACGGGGTTGATCGATCCGCCATCCGGGTTCGCACGCATCGCCTCGGCGATCTTCTCCGCCTGCGCATCACTCAACTTCTCAGGACGCGTCGGCAGCCGCTTCGGTGCACGACGCCCCGCAGTCGCAGCAACCTTCGCTTCCGCCTCGACGCCTTCGATTGCGGCCTTCGCCCCGCGGCGAAGCGTGCCGACGAACGGCAACGTCGACAGCAGCAGCGCGCCGCTGTTCAACGCCATGCCGAGCTTCGAGCCCTCGCGGGCCGAGCGCACGAGATCGCGACCGGCCTGCGGTGCACCGGCAAACGGCAATGCGCCCGTGACCATGTCAGGCACAACGTCACTCGGGCGTGCGTCCGCCGGGTCGAGCGACACCGAACGCCGGGCATAGTCAGGTGCCCACTTGATCAGGTCTGCAATGTCGTCGCTGAATCGACGAGTCGGACGCGCTTCCCGGCGGGTACGCGTCGCGTCAGCCACCATGCGTGGTGGACGAGGACGAACTGGGGGCATGAACTACCTCTGGAACATCGACATCAAGCCCTGCGCAGACAGTGCGCCTCCTGCGCCTGTCATCACTCCATTCCGGCGGGACGGCAACATCGCATCGAGCTGCTCGAGGATGCCCGTCGTGCCTTGCCGCATCAGCGGGTGTGCGAGGTTCGCGGCAGTCTTCTGTCGCAGGCCTCGACCAAACGCTTCCTTCACGAGCCCGCCGGCGGCACCGCCGATGTCGCCACGCATGACCTGACCGGCAGCTTCCGTCGGGTTGTACGACTCGTTGGCCTGCCGGAATGCCGTCATGCTATTCCCCGTCACGTTGTCCGTGCGAGCCATCTCCAACTCCACGCGTGCACGCTGCAGGTAGCGATTGAGTGTCGCCTTGTTTCCAAACGCAATGCGCAGCTTCGTGTCGAACGCTTCGCTGCGCTCGAGGATGTCGTTGATCTTCGACATCTGCCCGGCCTTCATCTGACTCAGGTCTTCAACCCACTGCGCGGCAATGCCCCGGCGAGCGGCTTCGAGCGCCACAGTGCGTGTGCCGCGATCGGGGATGCGACGCAGGTTGTTGAACGCCGTCCGAATTGCGCCCACGTCCGACGAGCGCCACCAGTCCTGCGTCTGCTGCAACGTCTCTTCCACCGTCTTGAAGTTCCGGTACTGATCATTCAGCGCACGGTACTCTGGCACACGCGACGCGATGTACTGGTCGAGGTCCGTCGCCGCTTGCTTGAGGGCGGCACCACGGTCGCCGCGGCCTTCCTTCTCGAACGCGGCATTCGCCATGGCGGCAATCTGCTTCTTCACTTCATGCAGACGACCGACACTGAGCGGCTGGGGACGAGCGCCCCCGGCGATGATCGGCGTGTCGCCGGCGCGAGTGAAGGCCTGCGTGACTTCAGGACGCTCGATGATCGATCGCAGCTCGTCATCGAGGGGCATCACCTGATTGGCCGAGCGCATACTGCCATACGCCTGATTCGCCCACTGCTGACGAGCGGCCTCGACCCCGGCGATGTCGTTCCCCGCCGAGGGCAGCGGTGTGCCCATCAACTGCTTTGCGTCGTTGATCATCCGGGTCGGACGATCCGCACGACGCAGCCCCAGCTCCTGCAGCACGCGAGCCCGCACATCGGGGTTCGCGTTGGCGGCGAAGTCGAGTTCACTGCGCAGCCGCGGCGACAGATCGGCCATGCGAACAACATCACCACGCCCGGCGCGTTGCGCAGCACGTGCCGCCTCGACCACCGCATCGCGACCGCCCATTGAGTTCTCGATCGCAGCGCGCAGGCGATCCTTCGCGACGAGGCTCGGGTTCATGCCGCGAGCGACGAGGTTGACCGCACTCGGCGCGAGAGCGCCCGCCACACCGCCGAGCAGTGCACCCGCACCCGCGGCTCCCCACCGCTCCCCTTCGGGCGCATTGATTGCGTTGTAGGCTGCGCCTTCTGCCGCACCGGCGAGCCCGCCCCCTGCCGCGATGCGAGCACCGCCCTGCAGTCCAAACCGACCGGCGACGAGTGCATCGGCAGCACCGCCGGTCAGGAGCGACGGTACGATTGCGCCAGTGAGCTGCGCGGCCCCGTCAAGGATGGGATGTGCGTCGCCAAACTGATTCGCCGCCTGTTCGTCGACGACGCCGAACTTTCCCGCGGCACCCAGTGTCGCGCCCTGCACCGCGCTGCGCGCAATGTTGCCGGTCGACACCGTCGCGTTCCGTGCGCGACGATCTTCCTGCGTAATCTGTGCCCGCAGTTCGGACTCCGAGGAGAACCCGTTCTCCGCGAGCACATCGGCGATTTCATCGGGCCCGGCGCGCTTGGCACGCATCCGCTGCAAGAGCGTGAGCAATTCCTTCGGAGGCATTACTTGTACTTCTCCTGTGCAGCCTTCGTCTTCGCACCGACAGCGGGCTTCCCGAGCCGAACCACCGCAGCGGGGACTTTGGCGTAGCCCGCCATGTTGCTGACCTGCGAGATCGCCTGCGCTCGCAGCTGCGCCTTGACGCGCATCGTCTCCTGATCATCGCCGGGCTGCGGCAGATACGTGGCCCGAGCGGAGTCCATTTCTTCGTTCGAGATGGCTGCGCCAGACTCCACGCGCAGGATGCCCATCAGGAACGAGTCACCGATGGCCTTGTACTGCCGACCTTCCGGCGTCGCGAAGAAGTTCCCGGCGAGGTTTCCGCCAGCGATGCGTGCGGTGATCTGCGGGTCGAACGCCGCGAGTGCGTCGTGTGCAACCTGCATTCGCGGCACGATCGCCGCGGCACGCAGCATCCCTTCGGTCGGCTTGCCACGCAGGCCATCCGGCCCGGTATCACCGCCGGGCATCCGGTGCTTGAACATCGTCTCGATCACCTTCCCCGTGTCCGGGTCACGCAATTGAATCCGATCACCAAGGTCGTAGTGTTCCGGCTGACGACGCGCCTGCACTTTCGGCTCGTCGCCGATCGGGTTGACGATGTTCGAGAGCGGGCCGACGAGATCATCGAGGCCCATCGATGCGGCCTTGATCATCAGGTTCGTCACCGCCACCCGGCGAGCAGCAGGCGGCATCCCGTCCGTCAAGCGAAACTCACTGAGCAGCTGCCCTCGAGCCGCGGCCTGCTGCTGCTTCCGCTGCTCGTCCGCCTGCAGCTTCATCGCCTGCATCTCCCGCACCTGATTCACGGAGTCGAGCTGCGCCTGCTGGAACCCCCGCTGTGCCAGCGCATCGCGCTGGTCATCGTAGGCACCGAAGCCGCGCTGTACCGCCTGACCCAAGGCCTGCGGCACGCCCATCCCCGGCGAGTTCAAGAGCGACGCACCCGCCGTCATCAGTCCTCGCCGGAATGGATCAGCGCCGATCTGCTGCGCACGAGACACGAGGCGACCCATCAACCCCTGCGGTTCGTCAGGCGACATTCCGTATGGCATCATCATCGACCGACTCCCGCGAGGCTCTGGCCTAGCCTGTCGCTCCAGTTAGTGAACTGCGGATTGTTGAGGCCCGCGTTAATCATGCTCGTGCCCCTGCCGAGCATCGAGGTAAAGGGCAGCGACGCGCCGCCCGTGAAAGCACCGAGGGCCAAGCCGCCGAGACCGAGGGCCGTGTTCCACGGTGACTGCGTCTGCGTCTGCGTGTTGGTCTGCGTGCGATCGGCGAGACTGCCGAAGACACCGCCTGCGCCGAGCATCGTGCCCAGCCCGCGGAGCTGACCATCCCGGTTGTAGTCGAAGGCCGCACGGTTCGCATCGAACTGACCCTGCTGCGTCTGCTGCTGCGCGTTGCCGTAGCTCCCGGCGAGGCCTGCACCGAACTGGCCCGCGTTGAACAGGTTGCCGTACCCGGTCGCACCCTGATTGAGCAGGTTGCTGTACGCGTTGCCGCCGACGTTCGCGAGCTGGTTCCCGGCCATCCCGCCGAACTGCGCGAGGTTGCTGGCATTGCCGTTGTACGCGGTCGCGAGTGCGCCGGCATTCGAGGCACCGAAGTCCGCGAGCCCCATCCCGGCGTTGTATCGGAACTGCTGCTGGCCCTGAGCGGCGTTCAACGCCTGACCGTACCCGCTCTGCATCAGGTTCGCGATCTGGCTGTTCATGCCGTTCGCCAGCTCGCCCTGCGCTGCACCGCGGAAGAGGTCCGACCGGGAGCCACCGAACGCGCCAGCCTTCGTGAACTGGTCGGAGATGTTGCGGTCGACGATCTGCGAGGTCTTCCCGAACTCATTCCGAGCGGCGTCGATCACGTGCTGCTGGAACGGGTTCATGAAAGCGCCGACGTTCGGCATCCCGCCCGCCGCCGACTGCGCCATCGAGAGACCGCCGGGAAGGGCCCCAGCGGCCTGCTGGAGGCCCTGAAATCCGTTGGCCCCGTAGTGCATGCCCTGCGCCAGTCCGCCCAGTCCTATGCCCGTATACGCGGCCTGCTGGCCCAAAGCGTTCAGGCCTTGGCCCTGAGCCCCCGCCGCCTGATACTGGCCGGCCAGACCGGCATCATACTGGTCGGCCATCTGCCCGTATCCGTTCATGCCCTGCGCCAGCCCGTCGAGCGCGTTCATCCCGGCCCGACCGACCATGTCCTGCGCGCCGTTCATCCCGGCGACCCATGGACCGCCGTAGGCCTGATCACGACCGTCCGCCTGCCAGATCGAGACATCTCGGGCGGCTTGCATGGCCCGGTCGCGGTACGCTGCCGTTTGCGGATCGACCGCGCTCGTCGACCGCGTCGTCTGCGTGTTGTTCTTGCCCATTACAGCCCAACCTCCATGTGCACCAGCGGTTGTACGACCCACCCGGCGCGCTTCAGGAACGTGCGTTCCCACCCGCGTCGACCAATCAGCGACGCTTTACTGCAGCCCTGCGTCTTGCCCCACTCGAGCACCGTGGGCGTCATCGCCTCGAGCTCCGCGAGGTCGCCCCCGGCGAGGAAGAAGTGCAGATGCGACGTGCTCGGAAACGACACGATCGAGGTCACGATCCCACTCCGCACACCCGGCCAGAACTGACAGTCCCCGTTCTCGATCATCGACCACACATCATCCATCGTGTGTGCACCGCCATCGAGCACGAGCGCGTTCTGCAACGCCGGGAACCACGCGCCTTGCTCAAACTCTGTACGCGTCATTTCGGTACGTCGTGCAGCCACTTGGCTACCACGCCGACAATCGTGCCGAAGAACCCGGCGAGGATCACAGCGAACTTCCACGCGCCTTCCACTCGTGCCAAGACCAGCTTCATCTCCTGCACGTCGTACCGCAGCGCGGCCACATCATTGCGCAGCCCGTCCGTGACTTTGTCCTGCGCATCTTGCCGCGCCGATGTTTCCCCCATCTGGTACTCCCGGTCAGCCACGATCATCCCCCGAGCAGTGTTACGCGAGCCTTCAACGACTCGATCTCATTTTGCAACCGCTCGATCGTCTGCGCTGTCAGACGCCGTAGTTCGATCTGATCCCGCATGTCGTACTGCTCCGGTGGCTGCGGCAGCACGATGGACTGCGTGCCACGCCCCACACGAACCACCGTCGTCGGAGCACCACCAAAGCCCGGCAGGCTCACCGCACCGACGCCGACCACGCCCACGGGACGCAGGACAGAAGTCACTGCGGTTCCCGGCGCGCTTACCGCACCCGTTGCTCCGACGCCGGTTGGCGTGAGCGTGAGCAAGGAACCTGCGGCGAACGTCGGCGTTCCGACTGCACCGGTCGCACTGACGCCCGTCGGATTGAGCCGCGACGTGAGCGCGAGTGTGACCGTTCCGACGGCACCTGTTGCACCGACGCCCGTCGGCGAGAGCACCACGCCGCCGCCGAACGCTGGCGTTCCGACTGCACCGGTCGCACTGACGCCCGTCGGATTGAGCCGCGACGTGAGTGTGAGTGTGACCGTTCCCACTGCACCGGTGGCACTGACGCCGGTTGGCGTGAGCGCAACACTGGCAACGAAACTCGGCGTACCCACCGCACCGGTGGCACTGACGCCCGTTGGGTTGAGCGTGAGTGTGCCTCCGCCAGTGGAGATCGTCGGCGTTCCGACCGCACCGGTGACACTGACGCCGGTGGGCGACAGCGACACGTCGCTGCGGAAGATCGGCGTTCCGACTGCACCGGTCGCACTGACGCCCGTCGGATTGAGCCGCGACGTGAGTGTGAGTGTGACCGTCCCAACCGCACCGGTTGCACCGACACCCGTCGGCGACAGCGACACATTGGTGCGGAAGATCGGCGTGCCGACGGCACCGGTGGCACTGACGCCTGTGGGCAACAGCCGGGGCGAGAACGTGCGCGTCGGCGTGCCAACGGCACCCGTCGCACTGACACCGGTCGGACTGAGCGTGAGCCCACCCGCGCCCGGCACGTCCGCGGTGTTGCTGATCTCGAGTCGAGTTGCGAGACCGCCTTCACCGATCCAGAACCACGCAATGAACCCGCTCTCATGCCGGTTGCCAGACGTGTCGGTGTAGTCGATGATCGCAGTGGTGCCCCCGTCCTTGTAGACGCGAATGCGCACTGACGTGCCAGCGACGATGTCGACCACAATCACATGCGACGAGAACCCACCGCTCGTGTAGCCCGTCCCATATGTCGCGAGAGACGCCGCGCCTGCACCAACCCGGGACAACTGAATGCCGGTCGTACCACTCAGCCAGTCGAGCGCGTAGTAGTTCGTTCCATCGCTGCAGAAGTGCAGCTGCATCGTGTTCGCCCCGCCCGTCACACCCGCTGCAGACGCAGTGATCGTATGACTGGCGGAGAACGTCCCCGGGGCTTGCGCGTAGCGATAGAAGCCACCAGACGGGTTCCGGGCATTGCCGGACCCGTCGAGTTCAGGCTCCCAGTACCCAAGTCCGGTATACGCAGTCCCCACCTCGGGCGTGTAGCCCGAGATGAGGTTGGTCCCGGCACTGCCGGAATGTTCTGCGCGAAAAACAGTTGCCACGCGGTGTCCTTACGGGTAGTAGACTTCGCGACCGTCGCCGAGCCAGCCGACTTCGCAATTCTTGTTCGCCAGCAGACAGCCGGGCACGATGATGTCGATCAGCTTCTTCCCGGCGAACAACCAGTCTGCGTGCGCCGACCGTCCGCCGGTGCCGAACGCTTCGTCTGGTGTCTTGCCGGTGTTGTACATATCCGACGAGAGCGCCCAGTCACGCGTGTCTTCACCCGCTTCGATCGGGAAGTGGAACAGCTCCTCCACTCGCGGCACCTTCACCGGGTGTGTGGACGGGCACGTGCCGTTCGGATACTCGAGATACGCCATGTGCGACTGATGATCTGGCGAGTCGAGATCGCGTCCATTCCAACACTGCGGGAACACGACGACGAGCACGATCTCTCCACCCGCATTGCACTGCGGGATGTATCCGGTCTGCGCCACAAACGCCGGCGTACCGTAGCACTGCCACTCGATGACGCCGGGCTGCGTCCCAGTTGCGTTCTTGTTCCCGGCGATGATCTTGAGGCCCACTGGCATCGTGACCATGCCCGCGGTCGACGCCCACGACGCGTTCGTGTAATAGGCATTCATCTCGCGCTGCACGATCACCTTGCCCGTGCGACGGTTGAAGACCGCAGGCACCCAGTACGCCGTGCGGTTGATGATGCCGCCCTGACACGTGGAGTTCCCGCTCGAGGCCAGCGACTCCGACGTGCTTGTCGGCGTCACCCCCGCGTTCCCAGCGAACGAATGCAGATGCCCCACACCGAACTGCCCCGGGTACACGATCGGATCGAGCACCGCGTAATCAGAGACTTGGCACTTCGTGCGGAACTTCGGCAGCGAGCTGACTGCACCGGACGGTGCACCGCTCCGAATCAGTTCGACGCCACGTCCAGTGTCCGTCTGCGGAACAACCCACACCGCAGGAGACCCGGCCATGCCCGGCGTTGGATTCGGAATCGATCGCGTGTAATGCGGACCCACTTCGCACCGCACACCATCGGCAGTCGGCACAATCACACCGTTCAGTATCCACGAATAGCAATCGAGCTGCGCAATCACTCGCGTCGCCGTCGCCACCGTGACGCCCGCCGCATTGACGAGACGCACATCACGGATGCCAGAAAACGCACAAGTATTGCCGACCGGCGTGCACACGGTCCACGCAGTCGTTCCCGCCGGGGGAGGCGGTGTCACGACTGGAGGGACAATTACGGGCGGAAGTGTCACTGGTGGAGGGACAACGACCGGAGGCGGGACCACGACAACCGGGGGCGGAGCAGGGCAGTACAGCTTCGTGCGCGACGCAATGGATGCCGACGTGGCCGAGGTGTACCGCTCAGGACGCGTCTCCCAGCCGATACCCGGCGCACACACCGAGTCCTCGACCACGTTGCGCGTGCGAGTCTTTCGCTCGGTCTGCGCCGACAGCACTGGCGCAAGACAGAGCAGGAGAAGAAGGAGTCGACGCATCAGGCGATCCTGATGATCGCTGTTGCTGCTGCCGCTGCAGGGAAGACGATCTGCAGCGTGCCACCACCCGTCACCGCCTGATCGCTGCCGAAGTCGAACGCGGCAACCGCCCGGTTGCTGTTCGTGCTGTTGTAGATCAACATGCCGCGAATACCGGACAGCGTGACACCAGACTGCGACACGTCCGCGAAGTCCACGATCGCGGTGCCCGTGTCGAGGACCGGCGTGATGTTCGTGAGCGTGTAGCCCCCGGCGGTGTAGCCGGTGCCGCTCACTTCGTTGGTGGCGCTATACGCCGTGAGACCCGTGCCGCCAGTGGCGGTCGAGTTGTAGAACGCCGCCTTGAAGACGTTGCCCGTCGTCACGGTGAAGTTGTGCAGGCCCTGCAGCAGCTCCTGCTTGAAGCTGTTGCACATGGCAGTACTGAGTGGCATTACTCGGTCTCCTCGGTGACGACGCTGGGACCATCCTGCAGTCGCAGAATCGGCGTTCCAAACTGCACACCAGCGCACACGGTCATCGGCACGCCTTCCACTTCACGAACAGGTCGTTCGTCAGTCATCGCTTTCCCCTGAGCGCAACCTGCGCTCGAAACTCTCCGATCCTCCAATCCGTCTCGACACCCTGTTCGAGTCGGAGTCGCACCTGACGCCCCGTGATGCGAGCGTCTGTCGGTGCGCGAACTACCAGTGATGCGGTGGCGTACTCGGTCGACGTGGGATACAGGCGTCCGTACAGCGTCACGCGGACATCCCCGATGTTCTTCTCGTCAGGGATGATCCGCAGGATCGTCGCGAGCTTGTCGCCCTCGCCGATCTGAATCGGGCCGGATTCGCAGTACGGCGTCATGCCGCTGCGGGAGTTACCGCGCTCGTGCTCATAGAGCGCACCGTCCGCCGCCGCCATGATCGGGTACGGGAAGACGCCCGAGGGCACCGCAGCGGTGCGAGCGAGCATTCCAACAGCCCAGTGATTTTCGCGCACATTGAAACTCACGTAGCTGTCGATCTCGGTCGACGCGTTACTCGGATAGAACCACCAGATTTCCGAGAAGTCCGGCATCGCGACCGCATGAATCTTCGCCCGCTGTTCCTGATTCAACCGACCGAACACGTAGTCCGCGACATCGGACGCGATCTCTCGCGCATACCCGTCGTACATCCAGAACCCGCGGGTGCCCATCCAGAACGGCACGCCATTCTGCGACGCGACCGCATTCGGTGCGATGACACCGCACTGCTCCGCCGCGAGCGAGAACGAGTACACCGCGTCACCGCCGATGTACGTTGCCACGTGCAGGTCCACATCCGTCCAGAGCAGCGTCTGGTTTCGACCACGACGCCCGCACATCAACTTGCCGTTCGTCGTGAGCGGGTAGCTCCCGGCGGTGTTGCCGATCGTCGGCGTCCAGTCCGTCGTGGTCTCTTGCGAGGCCCACGTGACCTTGCGCACGTCGCTCGATGTGCCCAGTGCCATCAGAAACCGTTCGGGCGTCACGACGACGCCTCGCACACCGGTGGGCGCTCCGGTCGCCGGCGCAGCGGGCACGCCGGGGTTCCGCGTCCACACCATCACACGCCCATCCGCAGTCAACGACCCCACGAGGTAGTCGCCGAACACATCGAGCTGCCACGTCGCTGCGTCCGATGTGATCGACGCCGTGGTGCCCACGCCGTACAGCCCTGCGCCGTACACTCCGTAGCCATAGGTGCCGGACCCGCCCGCGGCAGTCGTGTCGACGGCACCCACCGTCAACCCGGAGGGTGTGATGTCGTACAGGTCACCACCGGAGTACGCGTACAGCTTCGAGGTCGTCCCGACCGCCAGCCACGGCGTGCCGTCATTGCCACGCCACGCTTCCATTCCACGCGGCACACCCGCGATCGATGCCTCGGTCAGTGAGGTCAGCGACCCCGACACCATGAGCGGCAACGGCAACCAGCCCCCAATTGGGCGCATCGTGCCATCAATCCACCGCACACCGTTTGCCGCAATCCATCGAGCGCGTCCCTGATACGGTGTGCCGTTCGCGTAGACGCCGGGCTTCGTCCGCAGCGGCACCAGTGCCGACGACATCAGATCAGCCCACGCGTCTTCAGGTCCGTGACAAGAGCTTTGAGCTTCTCGATGACGGGGGTGAGCGACGCGCCAAGCGCAGCCAGCGAGGACGAGTCCACCGCAGCAGGCAGGAACGCGGTGCGAGAACCCGACGTGGTCGGTGTGTCGTACCCGAGAGACCCCGGCGGGACAACACGAGCCCACGTGATGTTTTCCGATCGAGCCGTGTCCGCTGTCGATTGCGCGGTGGCGATGTTGGTGGTCTGCGTCGCGTTGATCGCAGCCAAGGCCGCGAGGTCGCTGACCAAGCCGACCACCGCAGACTGCGGGAGGCCGGTCAGGTTCGACCCGTCACCATAGAAGATCGACGAGACGGTCGTCGCGTTGATTCCGCCGACGACGCGCAGCCGTTCCCCGGCGACGAACGCGGGGGTGCTGTCTCCGATGTACATCTGCGACGCCAACACGCCGAACTTTCGGAGCGCGACATCATCACCGACCTGCAAGCGCATGTAGCGGTTTGCCGCGGTCGCACTGGGGTTCACGGCGATCTGCGCGTACAGATTCCCGAGCCCGCCCCCGGCGATCGCGCCGCCACCGAAGATCGCACTGGCGGTCACGGCATCGTTCGTCATCCCGGCGTTGAGTGCCGAGACGCTGGCTCCCCCGAGCGCACTGCCTGCGATGATGTTGCCCGACGCCGTCACCGACGCAGACGCCGTCACCGACACAACGGACAACGCGCCCGCCAGCTCGGCTTCCGCCGCGGCCACGCGATCCGCCAAGGCCTTGACCGTGGCATCTGCCGATGTGAACGCCCCGTTCACCCCGCCGCCCCACGCACCGAGACTGCCGCCGACATCAGGCAGCGACCAACCGTAATTCGGAGTGCTTGGCATCAGAACACCTGAGAGAGTCGCGGTGTCCGCAGATTCGCGCCCAGTTCTTCCTGCTCGTACTGGCGATTGATCTGGAACACGATCTTGTCGAAACGCTGTTCCCACATCGGGATGCGTTCATCTTCCATCAGCCACACACTGATCTCACACAACGTCGCGTAGAAGTACGCGTCCGGGTATCGCGTGAGCAGCCAGTTCGTCGGTGCCGCGTCACTCAGCGCAGGCGCAAGCTCGTAGTACGAGATGCGCAGCTCATAGGTATTGTCCGGCTCAGGCGCGAGATAGATCGTGTTGTCCGCGACCGCATAGAATTGCGGCACGCCGGCGACGCCGCGAAACGCTTCACGCTGATCGAACAGCTTCTCGAGCGTGACCTGCGTCATTGGCGCACCGTAATTACTGCGATTCACACGAGCCAATCGCAGTAAACTGACCAACGCCGGCAACGCCGCGGAGCCGCTCGAGACGGAGAGCACTTGCTCGGCCACGCTGCGTGCGCGCAGTTCCCGGCGGAGACGGCCTTCGGCGAGCGCGATGTAGATCGGCAGCTTCGCAATGACATCCTGTCGATCGAGGACGTCCGCGAGATTGGCCTGCAGCTCGGTGTAGTTACTCAGTGGCATCCGTGCCCTCAGCAATCTGTGCGTGCGCATGTCGGTACTCGAACTGCCCGACGTGCGAGACGTGCTTGCTCAGATCGTGATCCACGAGGATGTCCACGCCTGCGGCCTTCAGCTTCTCACAAAAGTAGATGTCCTCGCCGGCGTGCTCAAGCGACGATTCTGTCCATGGTGTGTCGAAATACGGCTGCGTGAGTCGACGCACCGCCGCGGTATCGACAAGCACGAGACCCATCCCTGTCGCATGGACAGATTCGACCCCCTCCGATTCCGGCGTCGTGAACACCCGGCGGGAGCCGCTGTCATCGGCGTGCGTCACGGGCTGCACTGGCACCTCTCGCGTCACGTAGTTCGCCGCCACAAAGGGCCGCGCCCGGGACAACAGGTGCACGAGCGTCTCGCGGGGGAAGCGCATGTCGGTGTCGAGCCAGAGCACGTGCGTCGCGTCCGTCTCGAGCGCTTGCTTGAGCAGGGAGTTCCGCTGCATGTGGATGATGCCGCCCTGCACGATGAACAGCCGCAGATCGAGCGGCGTGTTCGCCGCGGTCCACGTCATCATGCGCGTCAGGTCGAAGACGAACGACGCCGGCATCGCCCCGCTCGAGGGAATGCAGATCGCGATCGTGCTCATACGCGACCCGGGCGTGTGCGGAAGACGCGGTTGTCCGGGTCGTTCATCCACCGTGAGAAGGCCTTTGCGTCCTGCTCGGGCAGCATCCCCCGGCGTTTGAGATCGTAGTACACTGAGAGCGGAATCTGCGCAACGCGGTGCAGGTCGCCCTTCCACCGGCTGTTCATCCCGTCGTGCAGGTTGAACTCGTACTTGTTGTCTTCGACGAGGTCCGTCACATCCTGTTGCGTCTCGATGGTGAACGAGTCGTTCGTCTCATCGTAGTGGAACAACTCCACCTTCGCCGTCATCGGGTCCGTATCAAACAGCTTCGTGATCATGCATACTCCAGTGTGGAAACACGAACGCCGCTCCACTGTCTGATACTCAGTGGAGCGGCGTCGTCACTCACGCATTAGACAGTCGTGAGGTCGGCAACGAGGCCGAGACCCTTCTCGTTCGTCACTTCGAGGCCGTACTCGACGAGGATCATGCGCTTCTCAGCGTCACCCGTCTTCGCCAGCTCGATCGTGTTGAAGGGGCGCAGCGTCCGCAGCTTGCAGAAGTTGTGGTCGAGGAACCACGCATCGCGGGCGCGCTGCAGGCGGTTCGGCACCACGGTGAACGTCTGGAACTCGCCCACATAGACATCCGCCGCACCGATGATCGACGCCTTCTTCGGGGCGCTCTGGTAGAACGTCTTGGTCGCGATACCAGTGAAGCCGGAGATGATGCCCTTGTTGAATGCGCCGACCATGATCGTGTCGAAGCGAGCACCATTCGTCCAGCCCTGAGCCGCCACGTCCTTCAGCATCAGTTCCGTGAAGGTGCGCTGCGTGCCGTCCGTGCGGATGCCCGCCGGGGCCGGAGCCGGGGCAGACGGGTTCGCACCGCCCACGCCGAGGCTGACGTTGGTCCGCACCCACGCGCCGAGACCGGCGGTGCGACGAGCCGTACCGGTCGCGCCGGCAGCCGCCGCGACGTTGTCACAGAGCATCAGCTCCATGTCGAGCTTCAGCTCCTTGCCCTTCTTCACGATCTGGTACGCCAGTTCCGACTTGCGACCTGCCTTGTCGACGGCAGAATCCTCGGTCCCGGCGATGATTACGTCCTTGCGGCTGATCTGCGTGTAGTTACCGATCCGCGAAGTCGGCACGACCGCAGTGAACGACGTGAGATCGTCACCTTCGATCTGCGCGTTGGTCGCCGCCGCGGCCAGCGCATCCTGCTGCCACTCGAAGTACGTGTTGCTGCAGCTCGCCTTCTCGATGTTCGACATGAACACCGTCTCTTCCGGCGAGATGTTGCTGATCAGATTCGACAGCTCTTCCCGAATACCCTTCGCCTGATAGGTCTGAAAGGTGTTTGTTACGATTGCCACTCTACTGACTCCTTAGATCAATTGCTCCACCAGCCGGATGGCATCTTTGTCCGATCCGGTCTTTGCGAGCCGCTGTTTGGCGCGAGTGATCTCAGTCACGGGCTTGCGCACCGATGCCGAGCTTCCTGCAGCGAGGGGCTTGACCTGCGCCATGGGGGCCTTGGTGACACCCGGCGTGGGCTTCGCCGCACTCTGAGCCTTCGGAGCCTTCTGCAGCGTGTTGAAGCGTGCCGCGTCGCGAAGAACGCGCATGAGCCGATGATCGAGCACTTCCGCCACATCGTTCTGCGTGAAGCCAATCGACTCGGCGTAGCCGACGATTGCTTCCATGTCCTTCTTCGCTACCGCCTGATCCTTCCACTCGGGGACCGTCTCGAGGAGGCGCGTGTATTCCTGCTCGGCAATTCGCGCACGCTGCAACATGGCATCGCGCTGCTGGACTGCCGCCACACGTTCCCGCTCCTCGCGCAGTTCCTTGGCGCGAATCTTCTCCAACTGGTAGTCCGCGACGGCTCGGTTGTACTCGGCGGGGTCCAGCTCCTCACGGAGGGTTGCCCAGTCCGGTTCCTGTGCGTCGGCGGGAGCCACCATCTGCTCCAACCGTTCCAGCACTTCGGCATATCGCTGGCGTTCCTGAAGGACCGCCTGCTCGTTTTGCTCGAAGGCCTTGCGGCGCTCCGCAAGCTCCTGCGTCTTGCGCGTGTAGTCCTGCGTGCGAGAATAGCCTCGAGCGGCTTCTTCCTCGGTGACCTCCAGCTCTTCTCCGTTGACCTTCACACGGAGTGTGCGTGGGGGCTGAGGTTCGTCCTGCTCGTCCTCTTCCTCGACATCAGACTCGTCCACATCCTCGACGACTTCTGGCTCGCGCTCCTGCTGCGATTCGTCAGGCTGGACTTCTTCCTGCGGCTCGTCCGGCTGCGGTTCTTCCCGAGGGGAGAGCAACTCTTCGACGAGACTCTGTGCGGCAGAATCAGTGAGCTGGGACAGCTCAGTGCTGTTCTGTAGGGCCATGATTAATACCTCTTGGTGAGTTTGGGAAGCGACAAAAGTGTCACTTCTTTGCAGACGCCCACCGGGCGTTTTCTGCGTCGACCTTTCGCTGGGCGAGAAGGCCTTGCTCCTTGAGAGACGTGATGCGTCGCACCAACGCCTTGAACCCGCGCAGCTCGGCGTGCTCGGTTCCCGAGCCATCCGACTCGCGCCACGCGTGCACGATGTCGGATTCCACTTTGGTGACCAGCTCCCCGAACAACTCGTGCTCGAGGAGCAGCGTCGCCGCACGTCCGATGCGGATGTGCTCTTCTGTCTGATCGATCATTTCATCAGTTCATCGATGAAACCGGGCATCGGGCGGAACTTGCCGAGTTCCGGTGCGAGGTTCATCTGGACGCGTTCCGCGACGCCGACACTGTCGTCGATCACCGCCTGTGATTCATACAGCACTTGCTCGTCGATGCGGTCGATCTCTTTCTCGATCTCGAGTTTCTCGCGCTGCAGTTCGAGGTAGTAGCGCAGCATCCCGCCGCCGGGCGCTGGACCGCCGCCCGCGGGAGAAGACGGCAGCGCGGTGTTCGCTGGCGTCAGGTTACTGAACGTCGCAACCCCGGCGACGAACGGCACCGACAGCGTGCCCACGACCGAGATGCCGAGCGTCAGAGACTCCACGGTGCAATTCGGCAGCGACCCAGTGAACGTGGCACCGAACTGGTCGAGCGCAGTCACGGTAATTGGTGACAGCAGCACACCAACGGTGTACGAGCCATTCGGGTTGACGATGGAGAGCGACGAGTAGATCGGGGGAACGGTGAACGACGCCGACGACGCCGCGGTGCCGCCCGGCGTTGTCACACGGATCGTGCCGCTCGCGGGCGACCCAAGCGCGATCGTGGCCCGGGCCTGCGTCGCGGAATCCACAATCAACCCCGTCATCGCCACCGACGGACCATGCGTGGCGAGGGTTGCGTCCGTCAGATTGGTGCCTGTGATCGTGACCTGCGTGCCCACCGGCCCGCTGCTCGGGCTGATGGAAGAGATTGCGGGCGTCGGGGCCGCGCTGTCGATGATCTCAAAACGGCTGTACCGTGCATTGAAGCCGCCCGTCGAAACGATCTCGATGTAGAATTGCGCGCCAGTCGTCGTGATGGGAACACCCGCATCCGCCGCGCCGTAGCTTACAAGCGCGCCGTTGGTGTTGATCTGGTAATCCGCTGCCGCGCCTGCGATGTCTGCCGCTGGCTGCGTCCAGAGCACGGTGCTGTTGTCGCTGTCCAGCACGCGCAGCCGCTTCGATGCGAACCCGCCCGACGGCACATTGCCGACCGCGACGAGGGTGTACGTGCCTGCTGCCTTATCGACCCGAATCTTCTGGCTCGTACCTGTCGGGACGATCGTCGTCGCCGGGTAGATGCCGCCCGCGACCGCAGACGTGTCGAGGTATGACACGCCGCTTGCATTGGCCGTCCAGCCGTATGTGAGCCCGCTGAATGTCTGCGCGTAGATCGACGCGCCGGACCCGCATGACAGCCACACTTCATCGGTCGCCTTCGCGCCCGTTGTTGACGCACTGACGTAAATCTTCTTCGTCGCCATCAGAGCACCCCGCCGCGCAGCGCGATGCCGCGCAAGCCGTACTGGTGGATTTGGTTCAGGTGCTTCTGCTTCACCGTGTTATCGACCGCGATATTCGCGTCGCAGTACGGTCCATCGGTGCCGTTGCGCGGCGTGCCGGCCAGACCGGCGTACAACAAGTCACCGCGATCCCGCCACTGCGAGCCGTAGCCCTTCGCATACATCCAGTAGAACGCCGTCGCGTACCACCCATTGCTGTCCACGTTGACGTCATTGATCGCGCCATGCGACGCGCTGACGTCGGTATAGAACAGCGTATCAGCGGCCAAGTCGCGATACTGCGTCCAGAGGTATTCCGTGAGGTCGCGGATGCGCTGAATCACGTCGTTCGTGAGCGTCGTGCCCAAGAGCGCGCTATGCCACTTCACGATGTCGTGCAGGATGCAGATCGTGAGCCCTTGCTGGAAATGCTGCACGGGTGACACGAAGGGAGCAGTCCCCGGCGTCACACTACCGATGATGTTCCGCAGGCCCGCCGGGTTGCCGAGCGTCGCGTTGAAGACTTCAGACGTGAGCCATCGATTGAGCAGCGCAATCAGGGTAGCTTCCGCTGTGGCCCCCTCATACGTCACGACGGTCGACCCACGCCCCGAACGGATGAGCGCCGAAAGACGGGCGAAATTGTAGCAGATGGCGCGACAGCTCGTGCCGTACTGTCCTGAATACGAGACCGCGGGAGTCGTGCCGCCGTTCGCGTCACTGAGAATACGCGACCATGGCAGGCCCCACGCAATCCACGAGCTATAGGCCTGACTCGACCACGGCTTTGACACGTCGGCAAGCCCGTTCCAGCACGCCGAGGACTCTCCGAACAATGCATCCATCAGTGCGATGGAATAGGTCTCCATCGCCTGCTCGTTTGCGTTCCAGCTGGCCGGGACGAGGTACAGCTCGCGGATCGCCGCATAGGTCGCCAGTGCGCGCTGCATCCACACGATGTCCCCCGTGCGCGCCCACTTCTGCAGACACATGCCGGGCCGATCGTACTGCGAACCACCCGCACCGAGATTCCCGCTGAAGTTCGAGCCCACCCAGTCGGCGTAGTACGCGCTGAAGTTTGTCGTCAGGATCGACTCGACGCCCTGCAAAAACGCGGGCGACACGGGCGTCTGGCTTTCAGGAATCAGCGGCCCAAACACCTGAGACGCGCAGAGTTGCGTCGCACTCGTCGGCAATCCGACACCAGAAAGGATTGTCGCTGTCTGGTAGTTCGACGCCGTCACCGCGGGCCACGACGGTGCGGTCCACGTCGGCCCCGTGAGGGCCGCTGTCGTCCCGATCTTGAGGACCGCCGCTTCTGGCGTGCCATTCGTCAGCGTGCGGTCACACTGTGCACGCAGCACGGCGAGCGAGCCGTCCGAGTGTAGCCACGCCCCTTCCTGAAACGTCGCGGCGACCTCCGCGCCCCCAACTTCGATCCGCTTTGCCCCGCCGGGAAACAGCTGCCCGGGCTGCAAGGGAATGCCCACCATCACACGGGTCGTGCCGGCCCCTGACGCGAGGCGCGAGAAGTTCAGCGCCACATCGGTTGACGAGCTGCCGCCAATCGTCGTGTCCACCGATCGAGCGCCCGCCGTGAAGCGAAACGTGAGCCCTGTCGGCATCAGCGAGTCCCCACAATGACGCCGAGCACGAACGCACCGGTGGCGAGCGTGGTCGTCCCGACGCCCGCAATGAAACGACGCAGCTTCGAGGGCTTGGCGATGCGTCGCGTCGCCTCGAGCACCCGGCGGGTACTATCGAGCTGTGCGCGCAGCGCACCATACCGCACGCTGTCGTCCGCGAAATGTGCGGACATGACGTGATCAAGTTCGACGAACGTGACGGAGTCACTCCGCACCTTGAGTGCGAGCATCGCCACGTCAGAGACCGCGGTATCCCGCTCGGCGGTCACGCGAATCAGCAGCGTGTCAGGGATGTCGACCGAATCGACCGGTGTGTACTGACGCCGAGGGATGACGGGCGTCACCCGGCGGGCTTTCAGCAGCGAGTCGATCAATCGCAAGTGCCCCGTGCGCGCTTCCGCGGCCTCGAAGAGCAACGATTCAGAACGATCGACGTGCTGTAGTGCGGTTTGCAGGCTATCCCGAACCATGGTGAGCTGCTTCGCGTGATGCGATTCCCGCGTGAGACCCATGGCGATTGCGCCCCCGACCGCAGTCAGGAGCGCAATCAACGTGAGATACCGCTTCACTTCTTGTCCGACTTCTGGCCGATGTAGTACACGGCCCCGCAGAACACCATCATGAACAGCAGAAACGGCAGGACTTCCATCGTCAGCTCCAGCGTACAATCAGGTCTTTGGGCTTCAGCGTGCGATCCCGCTCGAAGACGCCCCACCCATCACGAGACCCACCATCATTGGTGTTCCCTTCGATGGTGTCGATGACACCATTCATGTTGCCGCTGTCCACGAACCCCGTGTGCGCGTAGCGACCGAGCGACGGATACCAGAGCAGGAAGATGTCGCCCCGGCGAGCTTCGCTCTGCGGCACGACCAAGCCCTTCTTGATGGCGGCGTCCGCGAGGTGCTGACAGGACGCCGTCACCGGGAGCTCGTTGTCGGTCCCGGCGAGGCACGTCACGACGAACGAACAGCACCACGGCGATCCGAGTGGTGCATTCGCGTAGCGGTTCATCGCGTCGATCTCAGGACTGCGATTCGAGCCCCGGGGCACCTCACGCACGACGAGCTTGCGTCGTGCGTCCGCCATCACGTCGTCAATTGCCGCTTCCGTCGCGGAGATCACGGTGCGGGCTCCACGCCTTCGTGCAAGTCCCTCACATTGCCCGTCAGCGTCGTGTCGAATCTACCCGTGATCGTCGTGGTGTTGCGCTCGAGGAACTTCAGGAAGGTGTTCCGACCGAAACTCGCCGCGAGGATCGCGATGTACAGCGTCACGGCGGGCCAGAACGCCCCGCTGGAGACCAGTTTCAGCCCGACATAGACCCCGGCGAGGGCGAGCACCTTGTAGAGCGCCAGACCGCCCTTGCCGTCGTCCAGATCGAGGAACTTGATGGCTCCAGAGATCACTGATCACCTCCCGATGCAGGCTGAGACTCCTTCTTCGCCTCGGCGTTCACCTCGGCGGCGTGCTTCTGTGCGTCCGATCGCGTCTCATTCGCGTGGATGGCGGCGTCTCGCTGCGCGGCAATGCGGATTTCCTCGAGTCGAGCGTCCAACGCGGCCTGATCGATCATCTGCTGGTACTTCATCTCGAGCTCCTGCGCCCGCAACGCCTGATCCATGTACATCCGGTCGCGTTCGCGGTCGTCTTCCATCTTGATGCGCATCTCGTCGAGCTGCAGGCGAGCCTGCTGGTCGGCGAGCTTCATCTGCGCTTCCTGCACCTTGAGCTGCGACTCCTGCATCTTGAGCTGCATCTCGGCCTGCACGCGTGCCGACTCTATCTTGACGAGTTCCATCTCTGGATTCGGCTGCTCAGACCCCGGCGGGGGTGCTGGCGGTTGCCAATTCGGGTCGACACGGTTGAAATAGCGGGCCGCGTCAGGCCGTCCGGCGATTGTCACGCCATCAAGGAGCGCATTGCTGTACTGATGCAGGCTGACGAGCGGATTCTGCGGCCCGAGGGTCTGCAGAATCTGTTCCTGCGCCTGCTTGATCGCACCGATCAGCTGCAGTTTCTGGTCGACGGTGCCCATCCCGAGCGCGACATTCACGTCGACACCCGTTTCGTCGTCCCATCCGCCCGGCGTGACCTGCGTGAAGGTGCCGTTGATGCGCACCATGCGCCCGTACCACTGATGCTTGCGCAGCAGCTTGAAGATGCGCGTGAACAGGTGCTTCACGCCTTCGGCAAACACGCGACAGATCATCTCGACCTGCTGCTGTGACGCCGTCACGGACGCATCCACGGCGGTCTTCGTGCTGCTCTGCAGGGCCTGCGAGTCAATCGTCGCCGGGAGCAGGCCGATGCGCTGTTCCTTCACGCGATCGAGGTACTCAATGGCCGACAGCGCTTCCTTGCCGACATACGGCGTGACGAACGGCTGGGCCAGTCCGATCGCGTCCATGCGAATCGGTGCGCCGATCTCGTCATTCAGCAGGTCCGCCAGCGACACGCGCCCATCGACATACCCGATCCGCGGGAAGATGGAGAGCGAGAGGCTGTCGTTCATGCCGCGCATCAGATGCGACTTGATGTACTGCAGGTCCATGACGTTGTCCGCCGTCGACAGACCAATCACCGTGTGAGGAATAGGGTGCGGACACACCAGTGAGAAGGGTTGCCCCTCCTCGACTTCCTCATTGTGAACGATGACACGACTGGGTCCGAGTACGCAGACGCGTCGCAATTCCGCGATGCCGTCACCGTCATAGTCGTAGCGAATGTACGCTTCGACGTACTCGAACAAGTCCCCGGCGTCGTCGAGAGGAGTCGGAGCGTCAGCCGTTTCATACGGGTTGCGACTTGCTCGCTCTTCATTTGCCGAAAGCCCCGAAGGGCTCTGTCCTGCTTCGTCGATCTGGTCTTCCGACACGCCCATCTCGACCAACTCGCTGCGGGTCACATCCCGGCGGTGTCCGATGAACTGCGCAGTATCGAGACTGCGCGTGTGGCGGTCAAAGATCAACTCTTCTGGCGGAATGCACTCCACCTTCACATAGCCGCGGGTGTTCTTCCGTGTCACGCGCATCGTGACGGAGCCGTCCGGGTTCTGCGTCGGCGCTACCGATTCGATCGAGGGGTCCGCGACGAGGGCCTGCATCTCGTCCGGCGACGTGATCACGATCTCTTCTTCGCGTGTCGCGCCCGGCTTGGTGGCCCACTCGCTCTTCACGATGCCCATCTTCTTCAGCAGCGCATCATGGAACCAGCTGTAGAAGATCGGGAACCCGGGGTTGTCCTGCCCGAGCACCACGTCCTTCACGAAGGTCGTGGCCTGCTCCGCGGCACCCACCGTCTCCTCACGCGACGGACGGTACTCGACCGTCTTCTCGCTGCCGAGGAACACCCGCAGAATGGCCGGCAGCACCGCATGGATGGTGTCGCGCACCTCGGTCGTGATGACCTGCGAACGGCCTTCCTTCTCGGTGCCGAACTTCTCGCCCTTGTAGTACTGCACGGCTTTCGCACGATCCAACGACACTTCCGAGTCGATGAAGAGCACGGCGTCGTTGATCGCATTGTCGAGCGCACTGCGCAGCTCCGCCTCTTCGTCCTCGGGCGTCTCCTGCTCGTCCTGCTCGTCTGGTTCAGTCAAGTCGTACAGCATTCAGCAAACGTGATGGGTTACCATGCGCTCGACAATCCTGACGAATCTGTCAAGAGACGATATGTGCGCAGGTTGAGCGCAAAGTTCGTGAAGCGGAGGGCTTTCACGTTGATGCCGTACTGGTTCAACTCCGTGTTACACACCTTCTGCAATGCGGCCAGCAGCCGGCCCCGCGCATCGGCCTCGAGTCGCTTCGGGTCGAGCCCGGCCATGTACTCCGCGATGCGGGCCGTGATGAGCTCCTGCGCGGTCTCGTGCGCATCGTCGATCTCGACCAACGCCTTGATCGCATCGATGATCTCGACCGTGGCGGACACCGAGTAGTTCAGCGTCGTGCCGTCCTGCAAGGTCAGCACCGACATCGGCGTCGTGACAACCGCCGGGACCGTCGATGTGCCGCGCACCTCCTCGATGTACGGCAGCACCCAGTAGATGCCGGGGCCGACGGTATGCGTCGGCCGATTGCACCAGAACCGCACGCCCATCTCCCATGCGTGCACTTCGCGCAGGGGCCAGAGGGTCGTGATGATCTCCATCAGCAGCCGAATCAGCTCCATACACTACCCGTAGACCGCGGCAGTGCCGCGCTTGATTGGTTTGCTCCACGACCCGACCGCCTTGCTGCCATGCAGTGCGGTGACCGCATTCACGGCGAAGGTCAAGCAGAACGCGTCAGCAAGGTCAGGGGACCGCAGTCCCCGGCGTTTGAGATCGTCCTTCGACTCCGCCTGATACTTGCCACCGCTCGTGAACTTGTACGTGATGCCGGTGAGCTCCTCGATGAGCGATTCCTTGCGGTTGTCCCGCGGAATGCGCACCGTCTTCGACTCGAACCACTCCCGGGCACGGAACCACAGCTCGGCGCGTTGGTTGCGGTACTTGTCCGAGAGGGCGGCGGTCTCACTGACGTTGATCGCTCGCGCCGGGAGCCCCAGTTCACGGAGGCGATCCGCCACGCCGGCACCGATGCCGATCGCGTCGACGAGGATGTGCTGCGGGCGGTTATCAAAACTCGTGGTCTCGTAGGCGTGCTTCACCTTGCCGACCGTCGCCATCAGGTCCGGCTCACGCCACCACTCGACAGGTTCCAGCAGAACAGCACCCTTACGCTTCGCGAGTGCCGTGCGATCGTTTCCCGACCGTGCGCAGTCGAGACCCCAAACCACGGCGGTGTCTGCGGCGACCCTGATCTCTCGCTCCGTGGCCGATTCGACCAGCTCGAACGGGATGATAGTGTCCGCGTCGGCCAGCGGAAACTCGCCCAGCACACGTACACGGAACGGATTGGAGTCTCGTCCGCCATACGTGGCTTCCATTTCCTCGATGAACTGCTTCGACACGCGAGGCGAGTCTTCGCAGGAGACGCGCAGTGTGAGCCAGCCATGGCTGTCCTTCTGGTGCGTGTTGAAGAAGTACCCGGCGGTGCGCACCGGATTCCCGCAGAGGATCGTCGTAGCAGTGTGGCCGGACATCGAGCCCGCCGCGGCCTCGAAGATCGCTTCAGGGATACCCGACGCCTCGTCGCCGATCAGCAGCACGTGGTCCGAGTGGATGCCCTGCAGCGCTTCCGGCGTCTCAGCACGACTGGTGCGAGCGGCGATGAAGCTCCCGGCGGGGTCATCCACGTGTTCGATGCGGTCGCTCTTGACGACGAACATCGCCTGCACCGCGTCCGGCAGCTGCGCGTAGAGCGTCTTGATTTCAGCCCACAATGCGTCGAACAGCTGCGCACTGGTCGGAGCCGTCACGACCGTCTTCTGTGGGTAGTGCATACACGCGTGGTGCCATGCACACGTGGCGAGGTAGCGAGTCTTGCCGACGCCGTGGCCTGACCGGATCGAGATACGGCGGTTCGCCGGGTCGACATATGCGCGGAGTGCCTTGATCTGCCACTCGTCCGGTTCGTACCGGAGCACCTCTCGAGCGAAGAGCACCGGGTCGCCGCGGTAGCGCAGCACCCACTCGATCAGTGGATTCGAGGGGGGCGACGTTTTTGTCGTAGTGCTACCAACGCTCATGGGATTTTTTGTCCCGGGAGTCCCACCACCGAAGTCGGTCACTCGTAACCCGTCTTCGTCCACCCGCCCCCGCCGCCCATCGAAGGGGGGGGCCT